CACAGTTTGCAGATCGCATCAGCGGCGATCTCGCCTTGCACGATGTAGCACCTGCCTTCCTCGCTCTCGAAGAAGACGCAGTTGCTGCACTTCTTGCCGTCCTTGGCGAATGGACTCTCGGTCATGTAGTGGGCGTCGTTCTGCGAGAACGCGCCGTACTCCTCGGCGATCGCCTCGTATGACTCGGCCAGGGCGAGGTTCGCGGGCGAGAGCATGGATTCGTACTCCTCGCCTTCGACGATGTCGCGCTCGCCAGCGGCACGCTCCATCTGCGAGACCTTGGCCTCGCTCCACCGCCAGCCGGCGTCTCCGCCCCACAACGCCCAGGCGGTGTAACCTGGGGTCTCAGCGCCGGCCTTGCTCCAGCCGGGTCGCTTGTCGACCTTGTGGCGGCGAAACCACGCCCGCATCTCACGAACGTGCTCGGGGGTCAGTTCCTCGCGGGCCGCGATCTTGCCAGCACGGGCCACCGTCTCGGGCTTGAGCCCGTCGCCCGACCGGCCAGCCTCGTGCAGGGCCAGACCGCGCTTCGCGGCGGCGGCCATGCCTGCGGTGGGCTTCAGATTGACTTCGGAGGCGGCTCGCTCTTCGGCGGGCGCGGATTCGGGAGCAGTTTCAGTGGGCAAGTCCACCGACGGGGCTGCTTCCGGCTGCGCGGAAGCAGCGCGCCGATCCACCCACTTCTGTCCAGCGTCTCCGCCGGCCAGTTGCCACTCAATCCAGGCTGGCGTGCCCGACCAGCCCGTCACTTTCGCCGCCAGACAGCGTTCGTAGACCTCGGCGAGGTACAAAACCTCCTCGACAGACACGATTTCGCGGTTCGCGAGCCGCTCGGCAACGCACAAGAGGCGAGAATCGACGTTTTCTGACCTCTGGGCCAGCTTCAGGCCGCGCTTCGCAGCGTTCGCCATCGTCTGAATGGGTCGATGGCTCTCGCCGAGGGCCATTTCGATCGCTCGGCGGCTCACAACCACGCTGGAAGTGTCGTAGGCGGGCCGAACGACAGGCCCGACATCTTCAAGCAGCCCAATAGCTCTCACTTCGCGCTTGCGAATGCCGCGAGTATTGTCCGTGGACCACGAATCGCCGCCATCGCGGCGGATTGCGAAGGCGAAACTTGATCCGACGACTGTCCTATCCTTCACCCACGCGATCACGTCGCGGCCGATGGACGTGTTTTCGTTCGGCGTGATCTCATAACGAAGCCCATAGGGGTCTTTCGTGAGCTTCATCGTGCCGTTTCCGGTGCGGCCCAGGAGCAGATTGCGGTCGTGATTGAACACGCCGATGACATCCGGCCCTTCGGCGAGCACTTCGTCGAACGCATTCGGGTGAATGGTCTCCACAAAACCACCGAGGTTGCGACTTTCCGAGTTGAATACGGCGGCATAGCCCGCGATCACGGGCTTCTTCTCGCCGTTCCCCATGTCTCGATACTCAATCGTGGCATCCGAGACCGTCGTGCGCCGCTCAATTTCATTGCTCATGCCGTCACCTGATTCGCGAGGTAGTTGTCCACACCGATCTCTTCGATCACACGCTGTTTCGCTTCGATCGCGGCCATCGCCTCTTCGCTGCCCTCAAGCAACTGGGTGAAGATGACGGCGGAAATCTCGTCGCCGACGGCACGGCAGGCCGTCACGTTGGCTCGCTCGGCCTCCGCAGCGGCGGTTTCAAGTGCCAAGTTGGATGCGAGGATGCCCTCGAAGTCGTGGCGAGGCCAATCAGGCTGGTCGTGATCGAAAGCAGGCTGCTCGTCGTAGTATTCAAGCCTCGCCTGCACCTCATGCAGATGACGACGCTCCTCTTCGGCCTCGAAGCGGCTCGTGTCAGCCAGCTTGACGTAGCCCCAGCGGTCGAAGTGCTCCGCCTGAGACTGATAGTGTTCAATCGCGGTCATATGCAGCCGAACGGAGGCTTGCAGGGCGTCGATCACGCCTTCAGGTGCTTGTGGCATCATTCGTCAGGTGCTTGTCGCACCAGCCCTCGGTGACTGTCTCGTACTTCTGCCCGCTGCGATGACACTCAAGCAAGAGTTCTCGCGAGCGGTTCACCCAATCTCCAACAAACTTGTCGATGTCTCGTCCAGTGGCCTCTGCGGCCTCGCGAAGTTCTTCTCGCATCCGCTGGCTAGTCTGGTCGAACCATGTCGTGATCTTCTCTGGCTTGCTGCGGCGCTCGAGGACGCCGGCAGCCTCGACCGCGGCGAGTCGCCGAAGGCTCGTCTTGAACAGCACCTCGGCGCCGGCGAGCTGTCGGGCGTCCTCGGCAGCCGCGGGGGCGTCGGAGGCGGCAGGCTCAGGCGTTGCGTCAACGCCGGCCGGCGGAGTCGGCGATGTCTCGGTCTGCTTCTGGCCGGTCGGGTTGTCGGGCGTGAAAGCCTCGAGCAATTGCATGTTGACCTGAACGAATCGTTTCTTGCCCAGGTCGTCAGGCAGCGGGTTGTAGCCGATCTGAGCGCGGATTTCGTCGATGTCCAGGGCACCAAGATTCGCCATCTCCCGCAGGAACTGCGAACGCGCCGCATAGTCGCCGACCATCAATGCGTTCGTGTCGAACTGGCAGAAATACTGCTTGTCGTCGACTACGAGATCGCGGCGGCACGCCATTTCCCATCGGCGGCACCACGGGATCAACGAGAACGTGACGAAGTCGATGGCCGATTGTTCCACCGTACTGAAACGCACATTCGACAGGTCGCCGATCAAATGGCCTGGGACGCGGTAGGCTCGACTCACCTCCTCGCACTGATAGCGGCGGGTCTCAATGAGCTGGCTGGTGTCGTTGCGAACCTCGATCTGCTTGCGATGGAAGCCGAACGGCATGACGACGGTCTTGTATGCGTTCCTCGGCCCTTGATGAGCGTCGTTCCACTGCTCCTTGAACCTTGACAGCACCTCGGGCTTGTGCGGCTGATCGACCTCGATGTACGTCCCAGGCTGCCCATTGTTCCCGAAGAACGCACCCGAATGAAGCTCAGTGGCTCTCGCCAGTCCTATCGCATCCCGCGATAATGTCGTCGGCACGAATCCGGTCACGCCGTCCGAACTGAGCCAGCGAAGATGAAAAATCTCGTCCTGCCGATACTCGGTGATCTCGATCGTGGGCTGGATCGGCGTCGTCGGCTCGGTGTAGTAATACCGGAGCTTGCCGTTGGTGAGCCGCTTGACCTCCATCCGCGACGGATGCAAAGGGATCAGCTCGGTCACGCCGCCCTGACGGCCGCCCTTGATGTGGGCGTAGGCGTTACCCCAGAGGAGGAGCCAACTTTGCATCAGCTCCCTGAACTCGAAGCCCGTCATCCACGAGTTGGGCTGATAGCAGATCACCTCGTGGAGGTGCTGCTCTTCGGCGATTTCCTTGCCTCCGCCGGGGAGCCTGCGGTAGACGTTGAACGGGAGGCTGGCGATCGATTCCGACAACACCCGCACGCAGGCGAGAACAGCCGTGCATTCCAGGGCCGTCTCTGGCGAGACCGTGACGCCAGATGCCGTGCGTCGAGTATTGGAAATCTCCTCGAAAATGCGGGAGAGATTGCCGCGAAGCTCAATCAGATCGGAGACTTCCTCGTCGATCTTGTCCACGCTAGAGCACCATGAGGGTTGGTTCGTCGGTGTTGCCGTGGTTCTCGCTGCTGGAGATACCGAGGGCCATGATCAGAGAGACCGCGCCGTCGATGCGGGCCGTCGAGTGTGAGTTCTTCTTGGTCGGCTTTATGTTCCCGGCATCGTCGATCTTGACTTGAACATTCGACATCTGCCACGCCAGAACGGGGTTGCCGGCGTGCCGCAAACGCTTGGACACGGTCAGTGTCTCAAGCAGCTTGCTCGGCGCGCTCATGCTGGCAAAACCTTGTCCAAACGGCTTAACGTCGATTCCCTCCGATACAAGCTGCGTCGTCAGATGCACCGCATTCCAGCGGTCGATTGCAATACCCCGAACCGCATTCTTCTCGCAAAACGAGAGAATGTAGTCGCGGACAGCGTCGTAATCCGTTATGTCGCCATCTGTTAGTGTAACAAAACCCGCATCCGCCCAGGCGTGATACGGCACCCTGTCCTCCTTGGCCCGCTTGTGTGCGTTCTCTTCTGGGATGAAGAAGTGGGCATGAACGTCATACGTTCCATCGGCGTCAGGCCAGATCGCCACGAACGCCGTGGTGTCGAATGTGCTGGCGAGGTCGACGCCGCACCAGCACGGTCGCCCAGCCGTCGGCCGCAGCGGCTCGTTGTTGGCGTCCCAGGCACCATGCCTGATCCACTTGGTTTCCGACTTCTGCCACTGGTTCAAGTGCAGCGTTCGGAAGACAACCTCGTCAGTCGGCGAGTCCTTTGCTTTCTGGGCGAATTGCTGGAAATACTCGGGTTTCAGCGTGATTCCGTAGTTCGGATTCGCGGCCATCCAAGTGGATTCCGCGAAAGGGTCTGCATCCGGCTCGGCCCCGTAGATGCACGGCAGGAACGAGTCGTCCTTCAGCACGCCGTCGCGAATCTTCACCGCCCGCTGCCAGTCCTTGTAACACGGGCCGTCCATGTCGGTGCCGGCCGTCGTGATGTAGATGGTGAGCGGCTGGCTTCTGGCTCCAGTACCCGTTTCCAATACATCGACCAGCTCGCGGTCGGGGAAGACGTGATATTCGTCGACCAGCACGCAACTCGGGTTGTAGCCGTGCTTGGTTCCGGCCTCGCTGGAGAT